ACTTTAGATTTCCACACAATATCTTTATCTTTAGGTTTAGGTTCATCTTTAGTACCCAATACCCAACCTTTACCATCGTAATCTTTGTATACTTCAGTTAAATGTTCTTTAAATGTTTTCATTAAATCTCCTATAAAAACTCTATGGCAAAAGCCGATACTTTAATAAAGGTCGACCATTGATAGTAATATCACCCTTTTCATTTTTACCAATTTCTTTAACAATAATTTTTTTATTCTTAAAACGACCACCCAAAACCGTATCACCAATTTTAATGGGCACTTTTATATCTTCGTTCATATGTTGTTTAAATGTTTTCATTATACCATTTTATCAAAAATAAGTGCTGGTCCTGAAGTTTGAATATTAGTTAATTCTATTCCAAAAAACCTCATTAATGCTTCTAAAGCACGTTTTCCTAAATTAACAATTCTATCTAATATTTTTTCAGTTTTATCCCAAATAACATTCCATACATTTTTTATCTTATCTATTACTGCACGGAAAAAAGATGCTTCATCTAAAAAAGATTGTTCGTTTAAACTACCAAAATCCATCTCTTGAATACTCTCATTAATAATATTTTGAAATGTTGTTTCTGGTTTTTTATATTCTTCACTTCGCATCAATAATCTCAAACTCGACATAATAGCCCCACCAGAACTCTTAAATCCAACATTAAATTGTACTCTATCTGAATAATTTTTAATGTCTTGGGTGGGATGTCCATCTGCACCAATATCAATATTTTCAGATAATACATGTCCCGTAGGATCGAATTCAATCATTTTATTTGCTGTTGCTTTGCCATTACCAAATTTCTTATAACCGGAAGCCGCCTCATATACAAAATAATGTCTAAATGCATCATTATTATTAAAAAATTCAGTAAAAACTCCAGTCATATTTTTATGTAATGCTGCCTGTTTTATTACGTCCTGCACTGTTTTCTGATTTGGTAATTGTTTTTCTGTTCCCCTTTTAACTGCTTTATCAATATCTCTGGCATCTATATCTGAATGTATCGTTTTCCATTGTTTTTTAATCATTCTTAGTAAATCATTAAAGTCACTTTTTGAATTTTCACCAACTAATTCTCCAGCGGCACGAAAAGTAGCATAAGCCTCACCCTTTGAAGGAGATCCTGTTTGTGATTTTCCCTTTTTCTTTAAACTAATTTTAACATCTCCTATTAACATATCAGTTTTAGGAATCGAACTTGCAGTTGCTTTGACTATCTTTACCATGTCCTTCCAAAATTTACTTAATCTTTCAGCAGCTTCTCCTCTTTTCTTTTTCTTTCCCTTTTCTCCTGCTCCAAATTGTTCCATTGTACCATCACCACCAAGTTCTTTAAATTTTTCTGCCAATTTCATTGCCGATTCTTTTACTTCTGGAATTTTCCATTGTACTTGTTGTACATCTGTTAAAACAGTAATTTCATCTGTATATAACTCATTATACGCTTTTGTTATCAAATTTTCCCAATCTGAACCTGACGGCTTGCTGGGATCTTTTACTCCCGGTGGTTTAGTAAATTGCCCCGTTTTTGCGATATCAGATATTTTATATTCCTTACCGTCATCTCCCACAAACTGATTACCCATTGTAGTAATTGCATACTTTTTTCCATCTTTCGCCATTATTCGTTCAGTATCTTTAAAAATGTCTTCAAATTTTTTAGATGCAAATTTTAATACAACTTCTCCTCCCACTTCCAATTTAATTGGGGTTTTATCTTTTATTAGAGTAAGAAGGTGTTCCCTATAAGGTTTCCCAGAACGCATATCTATGGGTCCTAAGTTTTTTTCTGATAGAAAATTTTTAAATCTCTTCATATACTCTCCGCTCTTGGTCCTAATAATTTTTTTGGCATGATTAACACTCTAACATCTGTATATGTATTCCCACCAGTATAATACTTTCTACCTGATGTATATCGGGCACCTATTACGGGCGTATAGTCTCCTGTAAAAAAAGACACATCTCCATTAAAAGACATATGACTCGACCATGATAATACATATGCTATCCCATGAATGTCTTTTCTTCCATTATAAACGTTTAAAATGGGATCACCTTGCCCTATAAATTGACAATTATCAACTCCAAAATCAGGATTAACACTCGTTTTATAATCTGGTCCAAAAATTGCAAGATTAATTAGTGTTTTATCTTTTATTTCTCTAAAATATCGTGCCTTATTGTCAACTACAGAACTATGCATCCCAGATAAATCATTTAAAAAATCACTTACTTCAGGATGTTGTGATATTACTCCATATGCCCGAGCATCTGCCGTCTTAGTTATTCCTGAATATTGTTGAAACGCCGCGGCTCCTCCAGCAGCTTTATGAGAAATCCAACAAACACTATTATTTTTCTTATTTTTTAAGACAAAATCTGCTTTAGGTACACCACTAACTTGTACAGCACCAACTATATTATCAAATTCATATAGTATTTTACCATCACTTTTGTTATTTTCAGTCAATAATATTGTAATTCCTACACCATCATCGCGGGCTTGTATGATTTTTGTCAAATCACGTATAGCCGCCTCTTCCTTTTCTAATGGATTTTTGGTGCCTGGTATTGGTTTTGCCACAATTTTAATGTTGGAATCAAGAAATCCAAACCCCCCAACACTAGAACCTTTCATTGATTTATCGTATTCACCTTCTCCAAAATGTTCCGGAAGAGATTCTAAAATGTCTTTGCGTTCACCACTTTTCGCAAATATAACAACTCTGTTTCTGGTGGGAGTTTGAATATCTGTTATAGTGCCCATATCAGAAAATAGGCCTCCATTAAATCCCTTTAAAACATTAACAACTTGTAATTGAGATAACATATACTCCTAGTAAACAATTATTGTTCTAATATTTATAAAAAAACAAAAAGGGAGCTGGCCTCATAGAAACCAGCTCCCTTTTATAAACACTTAAAATGTAATTTCAAGTAAAAAATATTATATTTTCTCTAAATGATAAGAAATTGTCATTTGAATCGAACCATTTAACAATTCAGTATTTACTCCATGGCAACAAGTTCCCATTCGACCTTCACGTTCTCTTATAATACCATAATCTGTAGTTTTCCAAAACTCATTATTATAATGCATCGCTTCACACCATCCATTATTGATATAAGACTTTCTCACAACCTTTCCAGATTTGTTAAGTACAATAATATAAACAGTAGGATCATTACTACATTGAGTATTTGATTGGAAATTAGGAAATTCGGGATCATCATATTCTACAGTTCCCATTCCATAAATAGTCACCTCATATTTTGGTGAACGAGTTGTGATATCAAAACCAAGTTTTTTAATTTCATAGATTATACCTCCACTAACTGTTGATTTGGTAATAGGTGTACCATCCCATAGAACTACTTCATCTGAAACTCTACGATAGCGACCTTCAAGACTAGATTTTTCTTTTGGTTTTGGTTTTTCTACTTTTGTAACAACGGGCTCCACAGTTGGAGATGTATTTATATACACATTTTCATTGTCTTTTACCATTAAATGTGGTTTAGGTGTTTCAGGAACTTCTTCTATAACACAACCAATACATTTACCATCTTTATACACACAACCAGAGGGATCAGGGCAAACCTCTTCAAACTTTGAACTTCGAGGAAATGTCGATGGACTTTCAGTTACTACAATAGGTTTAAGTTTAACTTTCTTAACAGGAATCATACGGTATTCTTGTGTTTCTTCATTCAAAACAACTTCATATTCCGTATTATTCATGGTTATTATTTTAGGACTCTTGACTGTCGGTTCAATAGGAACCAATGTAGTTTTAGTTACAGCAGGCTCTGCTGGTTCTACAAGCCGTTCTTTAGCAGAACAACCAGTCGTTGTTAAGAACAGAATTGTCATTAACATAATAGTATTCAGTTTCATTTTATTTCTCATGATATAGGTTAAAGTGAGCTAAAAAACCAGCGTCCGCGGTATCGGCTGGACAAAACTCGCCCACGTAGTTTTTTTCGAAGCTGAAGGTGAGGAATCGAACCTCACACCGACAAGCAACCCGCGTAGGATCGCTCTAGTTCTCCATATATCCCTAAGGCATATTCATGGATTTGCTCTACCTTTGAGCTCTACTCTCAGCTTACATGTATATTATCTCAAATCCTAAAATAAATGTCAAGTTTTTTCTTCAAAAACTGAATCTTTTTTTACTTCCAATGTTCTTTAACCCAATCAATATCAATATCTTCCATTTTAGGAAGTCCGTGAAAATTTATTATTTTTGCGTTCATATAATCTACAGTAGTTTCCTTTAAAACATGCCATTTATAACTTAATGACCATTCATATGGATAATATGTTATATGTACATTATGTTCTCTCAATTGTTTCGTGACCCATTCCTGATCTCCCCTATAGATTTCAGGTGGAGAGGAATTCAAATCATAATATAAATTTTTATTTCCGTTTCTTGCGGGATCAAAATATTCCTCCACCACAAATTTGGTTCTTACTGCTTCATACCAACTTTCTATTACATATGGATACTTTCCCACCTCAAATCTCATTATATTTGAACCCATACAATCTAAAGTCCATTCTTTTTGTCCAACAAATTCGGCGTCTGGTTCAAAGAGAAATAATTCATCTATTGGATTAATAATCACCATATCAAGATCAAGAAAAAGAACCTCACCCGTAATATCATGTAAATGTTTTTCAAAAAGTCCAAATTTAATGTAACTATCATTTAAATTTTTTGTTAGTATTGGACTAACTTCAATCTCTGCATCCAATCCTGTTGGGTTTTCCGTCAAACATATAAATCTATATGGCAAACTCAAATTTCTTTCAACCATATGAAATAATTTATTCACATAATCGGGAGAATATTTATCACCATGTTTTATACATACTATATTTTTTTTCATTAGCATTACATTAATGTTACTTTTGAATTTGGCCAATGTGAAAGCACCGTTTTAAAACATTGAATCCATTCAGTTGCATCTTCTGGCATATATGTTTTAGGATTTCGAACACCATTAGATTCTCTACTATCATAAGAATAATTAATAGTTCCATCATAAATATTTTGATAATCTAACCCCCTTAATCCATCAAAACCATACATTTCTATTTCATCATGACCATCCTCTAAAGCTCTTTGTAATGCCCTAACACCCGTAGGACTTTCAGTACGAATAGATTTATATCCCCATTCAATATGATTAAGATTAGGTGATAACCAAACTATCATCACCTTTCCTAAAATATCATGACCCCATAAAACAAATTCTTCGGCTTCATTTTTATCACCATATGTTTCTGAAACTTCAAAACCTATACCCCCTATTATTTCTTCATATATTTCTTTATGCATAGGTTCAGAACCAATATCAGTAAAAATACATTTTCCCTTATAATCAGAAAGTATAATTTCAACCATTACTGGCCAATCATTTGCTACAATATAATTTGGAGACCAATCTCTATATAATGCATTACATCCATAAACTGTTCCATTTGATTTTAAAGTATCTAAATCTAATTCTTTACGAGATGGTCCATTTCCTAATATATACGCTAACATTTTTTTACTTTTCAGCGGAGAAAATTTGCATTACCAATAACCCAATAACAAACATTTTCTTTTTTAGGATCAACTATATTTTCATCTAACATCATATGATAGGCTTTGGATTCATACACATTATCTAATTCTAATGTATCAGAAATCACAGCGGGAACTTTTTTATGATATGGATAATTTCCTTTATGATATTCATAATCATATTCCCAGCGCATATGTTCAATACCCTCTTCTATAAATTTTGTTCTATCATAACCAAATGGTTGTATGGCAACAACTCTAAATTTTCTATTTTGGTTAAGTATACCATTCATAATACCAATAAATGAAACAGCGCTGCCACAATTAACTACTAACGTATCAATTTCTTCAGGTATATTTTTGACTTGATGTGATATAACATCAACTACAGATTTACGATTAGATTGAAGTTGATATCCGAATAATATTTTAAAAAACTTCCGAGTAGTAGCCAATTTATCTAAACCAGCATATAACACATTACTATATCCTTGTGTTTCAGAAAGTACAATAACTTCAGAGCCCGCTTCTTGACAATAAGTTAAAGTTTTATTTTCGTTTATTGCTTTGGGAAGTGTAGTATTTCCAATTCCAATTATAGAATTAAAACCAAAATGTTTGGCTACGCGAGAAACAATTGGATTTTGAGGAGAGCCTATAGAAGCTGCTGTTGCGAGGGTGGAATCACATTCTTGTTTAATAAATTCTTTATTATTATCTACTAATGCCAAACATTGTCTGACTTTACCACCTGAAATACCAAAATCGTCAAACGGCTTATATAAATCTTCACGCTTGAACCAAATATCTCCATGTTTTTCAACAGGAGACATTTCATAATAATCTATTGCATTAGACATTTATATAACTCTCTGTTCTAGTGTTTCCATATGTCCACATTTTTCACAAGCGGTAACGTACCAAATATGTCCAGCTTTTTGATTTTTATTATCAATCCAATCATATATTTGTCTTAAATGTTCTGCTGTAGGGGACATAAATTCATCTAATTCATTAGTAACATCTACATTGTCACGTAAAACTTTAATATCGCATTTCATTGTCGACCCATCATCATATGGATCAAATTTTCCAGATTTAAAAATTATAATAGAATACCCCCTATAATCAAGTTGAATAGAAAAGGGTCCTTCGGGCGATATTACATTGATACTCATTATATTCTCCTATTTCATGCAGCTGATGGTTCGGGTGGTTCATTATCTGGTTCAACATCTGGAATAAATTCCATAAACACTTCCTTTGTTGTAAGATCCCAACCCGTCACTTCTATATTATCGTGATATGGAATTAATGACAACTCACGTAAATTTGTTTCTACAAGGTATACAATGCCTATAAAAATATCGCTGTCATGTATTGTACCAGAATTATTAGATAATTTGAAATCGTAAAGAATGTGTATTAATTCCCCAACCTTAGAATTAATATAATATTCCCCAACCCGAAAACGCTGAGGAACATTTTTCATCTCCTCACGCGACTTTTTCATTGCTTGAAATCTTTCCCAAGAAATAATTTTTTCAACCATTTTTATATTTTATACTTGCCACCCGGAAAAATCTTTTTTTCTAGAAAATTTATTACCTGTTGCTCTGTCAAAAGAAGGAATATCATCTTTGTCAGTATCTTGCCCACTATCAACTAAATTTGTCTGTGCTGCTTGTGCGCAATCAAAAAGTTTCATCCTCGATCTATCCACACCAATAACAAATCGTTTATTATGAGTTGGATCATTATATCTATTTTTAAGCTGTTTTATTAACAATTGACCTAATTGTTCTAATTCATCATTAGATATAATAGCAAACATAAAATCTGCGGTGGCAGGTAGACCAAAAGATTCTGAGGTATCTTCCAATCCAACATCCGTACTCATAAATCCTGTACGTGTCGTTTGTGTTGCTGACATAATAGGAATATTGTATTCTACTGCCAACCCTCTTAATTCTTCAGCAATAGATTTTATATAGGTATAACTGTTTACTTGTGCGCCCGGTTTTATCCGTGCAGAAGTGCAAATATTTAAATAATCTATAAAAACTATATTTGCTTTGAAAGATTTTTTAAGATTAAGTTCATTAAATAAATGACGAAAATGTGAAGTGCTTGCTGTTGCTGTAGGATATTCTTTAATTATTAATCGACCTTTAATGTTGTCTTTAAGTTTTTTAAATTTACGCTCGTAAATGTCTTTAGGTATTTGAGAAAGATCATCTAAAGGAATTCCCAAAAGATTTGCATCAATCCGTTCTGCGATTTTTTCTTCCGCCATCTCAAGAGTAATATACAATACATTATAATTTTGAGATAGACATGAAGCCGCCATATGACACATGAACAAACTTTTTCCAACTCCCGTTCCAGCTAAAGCAATATTTAATGTTTTTAATGAAAGTCCATCTTTTGTTATTTTATTAAAATATTCCAAATCAAATGGAATTTTCGTTTCAGCCCTGTGATAATAATCATAACGATCATCAACATCACATATATAATCGTGGCCGATATGAGGGTCGAAAGAAACACTAAGAGCATCAGAAAGAATAGAAGGTATAGCATCTTTTCTTTTAGGAGTTGTTTTAGTTTCATCAAGGATTCCTATTGACTCGACCACAGCATTATAAATTGCTTTATCTTGACAAAATTTTTCTGTTGATTCCAGTAACCAGGCATTATCGGGTTTTTCATCCTTTTGTTGTGATAAAGAACTAATTCGTTCTATAGTTGATTGAAATTCTTCTTCCCTCAATTCAGAATTATTACCAACATCTATTGTAAGAGCCTCAATAGTCGGTAAGTTATTGTATTTTATAATAAAACTATTAACTGTTTCAAAAATGATTTTTTCTACTCTATCAATAAAATATTCTGGAGATAAAAAAGGTAATACTTTGCGAGCATATTCTTCATTATATATTAGATTTTTCAAAATTATATTTTCTAGTTGTTCCATCTTCACTTTCTTCTTTAGTTTCCTGTAAATCCTTATCTAATACTTCCATTAATACATCGCCGATCAATGTGATAAATTCTTCCCCCTCTTCATCAGAATAATTTAAATCACGTATTGATTCGGGAACCTTTATTATATCATATTCAAACTTAGCTGTCAAGTTTCCGTCATTATTTTCTTTATCATCTATAGCTAATTTACCATACCGATAAATCACGCCTTTGAATTTGCCTTCTTTTAATCTAAGGCACCAATGTCCATCATCTTCATCCGGATGTGGGATAAATTCATAATAATCTTTAATCTCTCTTGTCTGGCTCATTAATTTCCTCATCCAATTCTTGTATAATCTCTTTAGTGTCAGTTGTATTAACTCCGTATAAAAATTTCTCTTGACAAAATTTATCAATAGATTTCATAATATCTTCAGTAAAATGTTTTTCTGGCTCATTTAATATTTGTTTACCATAAAGTTTCAAACCAGTAGGAGTTTCATATCGTGTAGATATCTTCTTAAAAATACCGGCCTCCTCTGCCAATTCTAACATTCCATACCAACGATCTAATCCCTTATCATAAGTAACAAGAGAATCAATTATTTTATTTTCAACAGTTAACCTAGATTTATAATTTTTACAATGTATAATATTTCCAATTACATCAGTACCATCTTTCTCTTTTCGTTTTGAAAGTAAAACAATTGATGATGCGGCATACTTTAAACCTTGACCTCCACCCAATTCATCAGAAGCATATAATCCCATTGTTTTATATGTGTGATTAGTTACCAAAAGAGGCACACCAGCTTTACCATATTTAAGTGTTAATACACGAAAACACCCCTTGATTAATTGTGCCCTGGTCATATCTTTTATATCTTTTCCTTCTTGAATATCACCCATTTCTTTTGTAGTTGACAACATACCCAACGAATCAAGACATACTAATAAAGGCGCGGGGTTATTATCCTCTAAATGTTTATCTACGATACGTGTAGCTTGGTGGGCAAATTCTTGAATTGTTGAAACTGGGAAAACAACCATACGTGAAGAATCAATTCCCCGTGTCTCAACCATATTTTTAGTTAGAGCTGATTCGCTTTCAAAATATATAACCCCACCAGTAGGATTAGCTGACAAGAAATGCTTGACAATTCCGAGAACAAAAAATGTTTTTCCAGTTGCAGTTTCACCCGCAAAAGCAGTAATTTTATTAGAAGGTAAACCTCCATATATGCTTCCAGACAATAGAGCATTAAGTGCATAACTTCCTGTATCAATATATTCTTCAACATCACCCGCTTGTACACCGTCTGAAACAAGGCTAGCATATTCATTTCCTGACTCCTTTATTACATTACGTAAAAATTCATTCATAATTCTCCATTTCTATCCATTAATAATTTTCTAATTTTTTGAATATCTTTTTTTATATCCACTCTTTCAAAATATGTTTCACACCGTAATACATCTATTTGTAGTAGTTTTAATGATTCCTCCAGGTTTTTAGTTAAATATAGACTATAATCTATTTCCATTATGTATATTTTCCTACAGCCTCTTCAAGATTTGTTGCCCAATGATCTGGCTCAATATCATATTTACCATCCTGTCCAGCAAACCCTGTTTTAACTCCTATAGAAGTCATTCCAGCATTTTTTGCCGCTAAAAAATCACCAGTAGAATCTCCTATAAATACACAATGCCTTAACTCTATTCCATGTTTTTTTGCTGCCATGTCAAATAGAAAAGTTCCTGGTTTTCTACAGGGGCAGGGGACACATAAATTTTCATCCCAAGTTGGATCTGAATATTTGGGATAATGAGGACAATAACGAATTTCATCAATAACGGCATTGATTTTTGAAAGCATAAACCTCAATTCAATATGAATATAAGTTAAGTCATTACGTGTTATTAAACGTTTAGCAATACATGATTGGTTTGTAACTACTATTATGTAATAACCTTTTTGATTTAATCTTTTTATTGCCTTATCAGAACCCTCTATCAATTGTAATTGTTCCGGCTTTAATACATAATTGGCAAAACCTCTCAATCGGTCCTCTTTTGAAATAGAAGTGCTAACATCTACATTAATTACACCATCTCGGTCAAGAAATATAATTTTCATGAAAAGAATCCTTCCAAGTTAGCTATTTTTTCAGTCTTCCATCCTATGGCATTTAAAATAAGTTTTAATGGTCCCACAAATGATTTTTCATATTGGGTTTCATAATCAATATATTGATTTAAACCAAATTCTTTAGGCATTCTGTTCCCCATTGCAATAACCGTATCTCCTGTAGGATTTGGTTGCTTTAAATATGCGAATTTAATTTTTTCTCCTTCTTGAATTAATGGATATTTGTTAGATAATTTATATTTTTTCAATAAACTATTATATACTAATGATCCCTTTACATGTATAGGAGTTCCCTTTATATATAACATATCTTTATCCTGATATTTTCTCAACCCCTTAACAGACCGAGGAAACGCAACTTCTTCGGGAGATAACATATAAAATTCTTCACGAAATTCTTCTATAAATTCTATAACATCATCTTCATTTGAATTCATAATTAACCCAAAAGATTCTTTAAGTTTATTTCGACATACTTCGGGAGTTGATGATTTTATAGATTCTAGCCCCATCATTTTTAATTTTGGTTTAGCATATTGTATGCCTTCAGAATTATGAACATTCAAAATATATCGCTTCTTCGCCACCCATATTGCTCTATCTACCAGAACCTCTCTTTTCATATACATTTTTTGTTCATAAGCATTCAAATATTCTGCGAGCTTAGTATAACAATTATCAATTATTTGTTGTAATTTTTCTTCACATATTGTATCCAAAAATTTAATAATTTTGTTAGTATCTGATTTATCTTTAAACACTTTATCTACAAGATTACCCAAATTAACATAAATGGAATCTGTATCAGAAGCCAATACATAATCAATACTATCTGTTTTTAATAAATTATTCAAGTATTGATTCACTTCTCGTTCCACCCAACGTATAGAAAGTTGACCTCCATATGTTACAGCCTCAGCTAAACGAATATCAAAGAATCTGAAATATTGATTACCAATAGCCCCATAAGCTGAATTTAGAGAAATCTTTTTTGCCATTTGTATATTATTAAATTTAGATATCTCATTAATCAATTCCTTTCTATTTCCCTGGCCCGATTCCAATTTTTTAGATGCCTCAATCATTTTCGATTTATATTTGACCCGATCATTATACATTTTTTGCATCATTTCAGGTAAGAATCCCTGTTGTTTCCGATCAAAATAATGACCATTAGGAGCAAGTGTATAATTTAATTGCTTCAGTTTTTCTTGTCCTTTAAATTTATTTTCTAATAAATCATCTATTGTAAAACTTTCATGACCACTCACCAAAGTTTCGGGGCTTATGTTATATTGTATTATCAAATGTGGATACAATGAATTCAAATCAAAACTAACAACCCAATCATGCATTCCAACAGAAGGATCCTTTACATAAGCTCCGGCATAAGATTCATTTTTTGATGTAAATTTTTTAGGTGGGATAACTATACCCTTTCTTAAGAGATGATTATATATTAATACATCCCACATACGAACCTGCATATATACATCGGAATAATTCACCCGCGCATCATATGCCATCGCAATAGCAAGTTCTATCAATTTCATTTTTTCATCCAATGCATCAACTAATAAAACATCTTTTACATTGTAATCAATAAATTTTTGATAGTTTAATTTATAAAGTTGATGCAAAGTATCAAATTCAGAATAATCTAATTTCTTTTCTCCCAATTCAACAAAGGCAATATGATCAAGTCTGTAACTTTCGACTGCCTGATATGTAAATTTTTTGTATAAGTCTATATAATCGAGAGTTGAAATACCCAATAATTCATATGCTTGATGTTCTCTACCTCCCATACCAAAAACTTTTCTTTCTTTGATAATACCCCAAGGAGAAAGTTTTTGTGATGCTTTTTTATTATTGAATAATTTATTAATTCTATTAACAAGATATGGAATGTCAAACAATTCTATATTCCATCCACTTATTACATCTGGACCAATTTCTACCCATTTTTCAATAAATTGATTCAATAAATTAGTTTCATTTGAACACTTAATATATTCTACATTGGGATTTGAATTGACATAATCACCACAACCATAAACAAATATGTTACTATTTGATTTTATACAAATAGCAGTGATTTCTTCATGAGCATTTTCTGGATTTGGAAACCCGTGTTCTGAACCGACTTCAATATCAATAGTTGCCACAACAATTTTTGATATATCATAATCTAATAGTTCTTCTGTAAACTCTTCCGCAATATATGCATAATGAAATTGAGTTGTTCCATAAAACGAAAAATTTTCTACACCTTCATATCTTTTAATAAAATCTCTTGTTTCTTTGATACTTCCGGGTTGAATTTTTTCGACTGTATTTCCATGTAGTGTTTTAAATTTGGAGGGCTTGGGGGAGGGTACAAACATAGAGGGTTTATAATCTATACGGTGCCTATATCTTACACCATCTTCAACTCCTTTAACAAGAATTTGATTTCCATAGAGTTGAACATTTGTATAGAATTTCATAATATCACTTTAAATATAGAATTTTATTTCTCTACAGTATAACACAAAAAGTTAAATTGTAAAGCCTTTCTTATTAATGTTATTACCGTTTCCAGTGTTTGTTATACATAGTGGTAACTTTTCTTCTTATTGTATGGCGCCAAAAAGTAGAATTATAACTGCTCATCATTTTTGCTTCCCAATCACGATCATGTTGATTCGCAACTCTTTGAACCATTTCATATTTCTTTTCACTAAGGGGAATTAAATGTCCTAAAGGAGTACCCGCTCTTATTATAGTTTTCTCTTTTTCTGTTTTATTCCAAACCATAGGAAAATTCACTTCCGTTGACACTGTAGGATTTAAAATTCCTATTGAAACTGTAAAATCAAAAGTGTCTGGATATGCTATAGGTAACATTATAAATTTTACTCCTTTTGGTGCTATGACAGACCATCCAGTAGAAATTTTAATTATAAAGTCAGATGCCCACGGTGGTTTTAGCATCATATTTGAGATTTGAGATTTGAAACCAGCTATCCCAAACTTCTCAGTTTTTTCCTCAGGACCTCCAGCTGCAAATTGCCAGTCAAATCCTTCATCTAGAACCTCTATTATAACATCTTTATGGAGAGAAATTACATAACCATACTTAAATAGATCAAATATGCCTGGGCATCTTGTTAAATGTGAAACGCCAGGAGTAGTATCAATATGCGGTTTAAAATTTTGAAAATCTTGTCTCGCTTTTTTTACCCAATCTAACTTTAACTCTTTAGATTCTATAATAGGAAAATTTTCAATAATACTAGGCTCATTGTGAAAAAATTCAATTTTATTTCTTCTATTCCAAAATTTCATAATATTTTATTTTTTGTCTTTCTTATGATGAAACGAATCCATTTTTATATACCACGCCACGTTTTGTTTTAAGTGCAGTAAGTATTTTTCTACGATTTCCCATAAGATTATAACTACAATGAACCCAACCGCTGTTAGGGTCTTTACCATCATAAAACTCTAAAATAATTTGATCAAAATCCAAATTCTTAGTAATCCA